GGCACCCAAGTGTCTTTGAACGACTCAGATGTTCGTGGATTGATTGGTAAAAGTTCGGGCGCTCAGATGAGTTTCAATGAGTGGCACGGAGCTTCTGCCACGGATAGAGTGTTTACTTTTACAGGTGCTACACATTCGGGGGCAAAAGGCTCATACCACTATGGTGTTCATAATAGTAGTCCGAGCGTGGGTACGATGGCGTCAGGGTCTTCTGACTGGAACAAGACTTTAACAATAACAAATATGAAATTTAGTAGCGCGGTAAACAAGTACATATTCTACGCTACTCATGCATCAGGTGTTGCGTCAAACACTACATGGTGGACTAAGCTCGTTATAAGTAGATATATGGTAGGAAGTGTTACTTTAGAGCGTAGTACGTGCAGTGTACAAACTTACGGAAGTGGTTATATCAGTTTGCAGTGGCCTTCTGAGTGGACAGGTTCAAACTTAGGGGCAGGGGCAATAACATGTACGTTTTCGTAAGGCACTTTAAATGAAAATATTATTAATAGGATTGCCTACCACATTTGACTACTTAGTCCCTATGTTTGCTGACGAAGGGCATATTGCTAAACTTATAACAGGGGCTGAAGAAACTACACTCACCTCCGACGAAGGTCTAGAGTATCAAGTTCCTGTTTGTGGGTATCTGCCAAGAGGAACTTCTAAAGAAATAGATTATGTAACTGGTGTTATAGACTCTTTTGAGCCTGACGTAGTGGTAAATGGAATTACTAACTTATTTCTGCCGCCCTCATCTGCTTATATATATGTAGGAAATACAGTAGAGAGTGCTCAACTTGAAACTCATAAATGGGCTACGCGAGTTAAAGCAGGTACGCTTGGTTGGTTGCTACCCCCTTTAGCAGAAGCTAATACCACCTCATGGACTGCTTCTACAAATACTGCAACTACATATTTAAAACCTATAGATAATTTTACTTGTGCGGCTACTCTTAAAATACTCCCAAACACAGATGCTGAAAGAGACCTAGTACCCCACGTAGAAAACTACGATTGTTTTGTAGAGCTTAGTGTTGACCATGCTGTTGAAGCTTGGTGCACCTTTACTATGTGTGATGGCGAGTATTCTATTGTTAGAACTCTTGGTTGTACGGAAGCTGGAAACGATAAATTGTTGGCGAATCTAGGAGATAGTTGGACAACAGGAATTACTTTAGTAGATTTAACAAGCGATCAAAGAACTGCATTTTTAACAAAATGTGAGGCTTGGTTAGACTACGCCAAAACTCTTGGAGGTTCTTATGAAGGAACTATTGGAGGGGCTATAACAGACACCAATGAAGTCTATTGGTTTGAGCAGAACTCTCGTGCTGGAATGGAAAACATCGGGCTTCTACCTAGTACTGCTACTAACTGGTTAAGCGGATTAACTACTGATCCTACTCTTTCAATTAATCAAATATCGGCTGAAACCATCCGAACCGAAAAGGGTTTTGGCTAAATTATAAAATTACAGAAGGAAAGTAACTAATGGAACAAATTAAACAAGCACTTAAAAGCAAAACAGTACGCTTTTCCCTAGCCTTGGGTGTGTTGAGCATTCTACAAGGATACGTGGGTTTTTTACCAGTATCCCCGATGGGTCAGGCAGTGGCAGGTTGCATTATTGCAAGTTGCATTGTCGTTTTGCGGGCGGCAACAACCGTTCCGCTTAATCAAAAATAAAGGATAATCTTATGACCAGCGAAGACGACCAGTGGCATTTATCGAAAACGGTTCCAATTTCGTTTCTGTTAGCAATCCTATTGCAGACAGTGTCATTGGTGTGGTTTGTCGCTGAACTAGATTCAAATATTGAAGCCAATCGACTTAAAGTCACAGAGCATAATGAACGACTTTCAACCCTAGAAAACAACGTGCAGTCACAAGCAGTGTCCCTTGCAAGAATTGACGAGAACATACGTCACATTAGGGCAAGCGTTGATAGAGTTTTAAGTGAGTAGGAGAACTAGATGAGTATTTTGTCGGCGTTAATCGAACCTGTTACAGGACTCTTGGATAAATATATTCCTGATGCAACAGAGAAGCAACGAATAGCCTTTGAGCTATCCACCATTTCGGAGAAGCATGCTCAAGAGCTTGCTGTTGCTCAAATAGAACTTAATAAAGCGGACGCGCAGGGAAGCTGGTTTCAGAGTTCTTGGAGACCGTTATGCGGTTACGTTGCAGTGCTAGGCATGGCAATTAATTTCCTTGTGTCACCTGTAGCGGCTGGTTTTGGCGTTGTAATTCCCCAAGCTGATGCGGGGACTCTTATGCCGCTTCTTTTGGGGATGTTAGGTCTCTCCGGTAGCCGTAGCCTAGAGCGAATAAAAGGGGTTGGAAAATGACAGGCTTTACACTTAATACATTCTCAGGGATTGCGCCTAAAGTTTATGCCCGACTATTGCCAAATGACATGGCACAGGTCGCGCAAAACACAAAATTAGACTCAGGTCGTCTTGAGCCATTGAAGGGCAATGCCTCAGCAACGGTTACGCCTGTCGCGTCTTATTCGATCTCAGCCGCAACCAAAACCCTATTTAGATACAGTAGCGCAATATGGATTGGCAGTAACGATGATTTAAATATTGTTCGCTCACCAATTGCCGAAGATCCACATGAGAGACTGTATGTTACCGGCATAGGCGGATCAGCCGGATATCCTCGCGTAACTTCAGCGCAAGTAGTTGGCAATGACACTTATTACAGGCTGGGTTTGCCGACCCCTGCAAGCATTACATCGGTTGCACTAACTCCATCCACCTCAACTAAGGTAGATGAAGAAGTTCCGGTCACAATGTCATATTTGTACACATACGTTACTGCTTACGGAGAAGAAGGCTCAAACAGCGTTCCTCAAGCCTCAAATATTGTTGAGGTCTATTCCGACCAGACCGCGACTCTTACATTCCCTGCTGGTGCTAGCGGCGGTTACAACATTGTCAGTCGCAGACTTTATAGAACGGATACCTCAGGTACTTACAGGTTTGTAAAAGATGTTGATATTAACACTACAACAACCGATGACAGCAAAAAAGAATCAGAGCTAGGCGAAGCAATACCAACCATATCTTATACAGCACCCCCTGATGAGGTTTCTGCTGATCACGTTGATGGTGCATTGCAGGGTCTTGTTTCTATGCCCAACGGAATTTTGGCAGGTTTTGCAGGGCAGACCGTTTGCTTCTCTGAAGCATTTCAGCCACACGCCTTTCCTAATGATTACAAGCTAACGATGAAAAGCGATGTAGTTGCTATTGCTCCTATGCCTTCTGGGCTTTTAGTTTTGACTAAAGAAAAACCTGCTGTCGTACAGGGTTTAAGTCCTGCGGCAATGTCAATGCAAGAGGTAGATAGTACCCATTCTTGTGTTAGCAAAAGAAGCGTAGTGGACATGGGTGAGTATGTTATCTACGCATCTCCTGACGGTCTTGTCATGGGCGGTGAGCGAGGCTTTCAGTTAGTGACAGAAGGAATATTAACAAGAGATCAGTGGCAAGCTTACGTTCCATCAAGTGTTGTAGGCTTTTATTGGGAAGGTCATTACGTTGGGTTTTATTCAACAGGATCTGAAAACAAAGGTTTTATTCTTGACCCTAGAGGCGGTAAAAACAGCTTTGTTAGCTTGGACTTCCATGCTACTGCGGGATTTAATGATCTTGAAAATGATATCTTATATTTAGTGATTTCAGGTTCAGTCGTTAAATTTGCGTCAGGATCTGACCTAAATTTTGTTTGGCGGACAAAAAAATTCTACACCCCTAAGCCCATTAACCCAGCAGTGGCTAAAGTAGACTGTGACAGTTACTCCTCAACACCTACCTTCAAGCTTTATGCTGATGGCGCTCTTAAGCACACCCAAACTGTAGCTAATGCAGACGTATTTAGACTTCCTTCAGGATATAAAGCAAAAGAGTTCGAGATAGAAATAAGTGGCGCAGTTCCGGTCAATGAATTCTGTATATACGAATCAGTGGAGGAAATTGGTGGGTAAAACATCTAACATGATGGTTCCCTCTGACTGGAGTGGACAAGAGCGCAGATTTGGTGAGTCCCTCAAAGAAAACCTTGATGTCATTTGCGGTTTAAGAGGTGACGATCTTGATAAGGCAGTAACTTTTAGAGACTTGCTAGATTCAGGTATTGCTAAATTAGCCGCTGGGTCTGGTGTATTTAACGGATCATCTGGCGGCATTACTCCAGACCCTTGGTTGCCAGACATTGGTATTCCCCCAGCACCAACTAACTTAACAGCAAATGGTGCATTTCAAAGCATTCTATTGAACTGGGACATGCAACAGTACTACGGTCATTCTGCTGTAGAGATATATCGGCATACATCTGATAGCATCGCAGACGCTACTTTAGTTGCAAGCGTGTACGGTTTTACATCGCTATATTCTGATAATGTCGGCGGCGATAAAAGTTACTGGTATTGGGTTAGAGGCGTAAATCAAAATGGGGTGTATGGGCCATATAACTCCTCAACCGGAACAAACGGAACAACCGCTCCAGACGTAGGTTTGTTGCTAACAACTTTGGCTGGCAGTATTACAAGCAGTCAGTTAGCGACTAGCTTATCAACGCCTATTGCAACTATACCATCCTTGTCTGGCACGATTAATTCTTTAGAAACGTATACTGGATATGCATCCAGTTACACTGGTGACAATTTAGTAACCCGAATCAGCGGCATTGATACAGGTGTTTCAACGCTTCAGTCAAGTGTTTCGTCTTTAAATACGTCAGTAAGTAATTTGCAATCCAGCGTTTCAGATCTAACAACAGGGGTATCTAGCGTTTATGTCCAAACGTCTGAGCCTACCGGAACCATATCAACTAATTCTAGGTGGTATGATTCCGATGATAATATGGCTCCGTACTACTATGACGGATCAAACTGGGTCAGCATTGAAGACCCAAGAATTGCATCAAACCAGAACTCTATAACAAGTTTAAACGCGCAAGTTTTTAACGGAGATAGCACCGCAAGGTTAGCAACAGCTAGCGCATTAGGTGTGCTTGATACCACAGTGGTTGCTCAAGGTAATTCAATAACCTCTATATCTGCTGATGTTACGGCTTTAAATAATTCAGTCTATGATTCCTCAGGAAACTTGGAACTGGCAACCTCGTCAGCACTAGGGACTCTTAGCAGTACAGTCACTAGTCAAGGTAATACGATAACAAGTGTGCAGTCAGACATTACAGATCTTGAAGGTCAGGTATTTAATGCAGACGGAACAGCGAGGTTGGCTACTGGATCAGCGTTGTCAGGAGTATCAAGTTCAGTAACTGCAATCTATGACGGAACTAATGCCAGTGTCGTTAAAACAGTACAAACTGACGTAACTTCTTTGGAAGGAGAGGTCTTTAACGCTAATGGCACGGCGAGATTAGCTACTGGAACAGCGTTAGCTGGTGTTAGCAGTGATATAAGTGCTATTTATGATGGCACTAACCCCAGTGTTGTTAAGACCGTTCAAACTGACATAACCTCTTTAGAGGGTGAGGTGTTCAATGTAGACGGTACAGCTAGATTAGCCACCGGATCAGCGTTGGCGGGTGTTAGCACTAGCGTAACGGCTATCTATGACGGCGCTAATCCCAGCGTTGTTAAGACCGTTCAGGCTGACGTAACTTCTTTGGAAGGAGAGGTATTTAACACAGACGGTACGGCTAGGCTGGCTACCGGAACAGCATTAGCGGGGGTTAGCAGTGATGTAAGTGCTATTTATAATGGTACTAATCCTAGCGTTGTTAAATCAGTTCAGTCAGACGTTTCAGATCTCGAAGGCGAAGTATTTAATGCTAATGGCACAGCAAGGCTTGCGACAGGAAGCGCACTAAGCTCCCTAACAAGCGATGTTGAGGCTATCTATGATGGTGATAACGCGAGTCTTGTTAAAAGCGTCCAAGCGTCTGTAACGTCACTCAACAATGCGGTTTTTGATTCCTCAGGAAACACGGTTTTAGCATCTAACACTGCTGTAAATTCACTTCAAGCTGAGGTTTGGGGAGGCGGGGTTACGCCTTCTGGTGCAACGACTTCACGCATTGACAGTCTCTCTTCTACCGTTAATGATCCTAATACTGGAATGACGGCTACATCAGATGCAGTGTCGGTTCTCAATACCGAAGTTTACGGAAGCGATCCCCCCACAGCCGCCGCTTCGCGGATTGACAACTTAGTAAGTCAGGTTTTTAACGCAGACGGCACTGTTGCATTAGCATCTGCCGGTGCGTTGTCTGTACTTGAAACTGAGGTGTTTGGCTCATCAAATGCATCAGCATCTAGAATCGATGGTTTGTTTACCGAAGTATTTAACAGTGACGGTACATCTAGGCTCGCCAGCGCAGAAGCATTTACTGAACTTAAAACTGAGGTTACAGAGGGTGGTTCTCTTGCTACGCGAATTGACTCTATTGCCGCTGAGATGTTTGTAGACGGCGATACTAATGGAACCTTAAATTTAGCGACAGCGGGTCAATTATCAACAATTCAAAATGAGGTGTTTCCAGATGGAACCGCTAACGCCTCCAGATTAGATCAGGTGTCATCAGCGATATGGTCAGGTGGAGATCCTGAGAACGCGACTATTCTGGCTTCCGCAGATTTCGTATCTAATATCAATACAGCAGTCTTTGGTACGGCAACAGGGCAATCTGCCGCCGCAAATAAAATAGATACCTTGCAGGTCATAGTTGAAGGTGAGGATGGTGCGGGTGGAGTTAAAGCGGCAATTGAGACAACCCAAGAGATCGTATCTGGCGAAGATGGGCTGGAGTCACAGTACTCAGTAAAAATAGATTCAGGCTCTGGAGCCGTAAGTGGTTTTGGTCTTTCCTCAACTCCATCTGATGATGGCTCACCAACTTCAGCGTTTATTGTAAGGGCTGATCGGTTTGCCATTATTAACCCAAGCTCAACCAACGAAACAGGAACAGAGCCAAGTAACAGTGACACTCTAACCGTTCCTTTTGTCGTTCAATCCTCATCAACAACCATTGATGGCATAGACATTCCAGCGGGTGTCTACATGGATGGTGCGTTTATTAAAAATGGAACCATCACAACGGCACAGATCGGCAACGCAACAATCGATACAGCGCACGTAACTGGCAACTTAAGCGCAAGCCGACTTGAAGCAGGAACAATAGATGCGTCTCAAATATCTATTGTGGGCGCTCCAGCAACATTAAACATTGCTTCAGCCGCGAGCGGAGCAAGAATGGTAATCGAAGCTGACTCAATTAAGGTATATGACGCCGTAAGATTGCGTGTTGTGCTTGGCAATTTAGGATAAGCCGATGGTATATGGTCTTGAAGTATATGCCGCAAATGGGACAAAAGTAATTGAAGCCTCAAGTCGCGTCACGCGGTCTTTTGGCTCTGGTACTACATCAAATATTACTCATGGGAGTTATGTTGATATCAGTGTTACCGGCATGACATCAGGAGATGACTGGCAAGTGTTTTCAACACCAAACAATGCGCCAAGCGGTTTGTCTGGTCGCTCGCATGACACCCAGAGATATTCAGGCTATTTTCGGATATCAAACAATATGGGTGTGACAAGCTCTTTTGACTACATAGTGATCAGGAGCGGGTAATGGGCTACGGATTTCAGGTCTTTAATAACAGTGGTCGGACTGTAATTGACACCGAAGCAGGATTGTCACTGCTTTACGCAACAGCTAGCGGTACTGCAACAGCGCATACGGACTTTCCAACATCGGGATGGTCAGGTAGTGATTTGATTATAGCAAGACCTGCTTCGTCGGCTATAGGCTCGCAAGGAACAGGAAGAGGCAGGATTGGTAGATATACCAATGGAAAGTGGTCAAAAGGAATTATTGGATTTCCAAATAATAACAACGGCAATGGTGGTGGTTATGTCGTGTGGAGGGAGCTAAAAGCTCAGTCTACCGCAAACTTAACCCCTGATGGAAATGGACTGGTTGTCTACGATGACGGAGGAAATACCAGTTCTAATATTATTTTTTCAGCAACGGATTTAGATGTTACGGCTCAGTTGGTTGGTACTGGGAAGTTTAACGGAACAGATGGCACAGGTACGGCAGAAGGCTATTACCAAGAATTTCAAATGGATTCTAGCTTAGACGAGGGTCGTTATTACGTTCTTGTTTCAAATGCTCAGTCTACATATGTGACTGGAAGTAAAGGTCATAACAGTAGGTTTCATTTGAACTATGAATTTAATTACACAACCGGAACCATAAGAATGCTTAATTATTTAGCTGTAGGTAGTAGCCGTACTGCATTTTCAACCAACATAGACTGGGCTATTTTTTACGTTATCAATGGCGGCTCAGTAGACAACAATTTTTCATAGGTAGAATCATGGCGCATAGATTTGCATTTATAAATTCGGAGGGAGAGCTTAAAGGAATTACTTCTCCGGCTGATGATGATCAGTATGTCAACTTAGAGAAATACGGTGACAACACTGCCGTCATAATTCCTGCTGAAATAGACAATGATGAGTTAATGGTTCTTGGCTGGTATGACACTGATACAGATGAGTGGAAAGATCGAACTGAATGTCCCTCGCTCTATCACTTGTGGCAGGACAAGCAATGGACTTTTAATTCTGATGCTTTTTTTGAAATTGTAAGAGAGCAAAGAAATGAAAAGCTGTTTGAGTCTGACTGGACTCAAATGCCAGACGCCCCAATTACCGATGAAAAGAAAGCTGAATGGGTGGCGTATAGGCAAGTATTACGAGATATTCCAGCGACTTACAGCGATGCAACAGCAATGGATGCAATAACATTTCCGGCAAAGCCAGAATAAGTGCATTTTTTTTGTTAATTCACTTGATTTTAAAGTATGATAGGAGTACTCAATGTCCTTAGATTTCGTTGATATAAGAGAAGTTTGGGACGTTGTAAAGGTTGGACTAGAACAAGTGTCATCCGACACCTCTGCTGACTGGAGACTTGAAGATGTTTATGCTGAGTGCGTAAACGGAGAGGCTCATCTCTTGATGGACACCGCACGGACGACTACTGGTTTTATTATTCTCCAGTCGGTTAGGATTCCATTCCAAAAAGCCGCAAAACTACTCATCTGGATAGCATACGATCCAGTCGAAAATAGTCTTGCTACCTACGGCGAAGAACTTGAAACCCTTGCCCGAAATACAGGGCATAAAGAAATAGAATTTTTATCTCCACACGAAGGTTTATGGACTCTAGCAAAAGCTAGTGGCTACCACCTTCAGTGGGCGGTTATGAACAAAAAACTATAGGTGATTTCATGGGTGGTGGTGGCGGATACGAGCCAGAAGAACAAGAAAGCAAGCTTGCGCTAGCTGAACAGGCGGCAAATGCACTTCAGCGTTATGGAGATGTTTTCGTGCCTTTGGAAAATATGTCCATACAGGACTCGTTTAATAGGTTTGGAGAGCAAGCTTATACAGACACCATGGGTCGGGCAACGACAAATACTGCTGGCATATATGAGCCAAAACAAGCAGAGCTTGCCCAAGCCGCTTTTCAAAGAGGCTTAGATCCTACATCAGGTGCATTTCAGGCTGACGCTGGCGCTTTAGCACAAGCTAAGGCTCGCGGCATGGGACTTTCAGGTGCTAGTGCTGGGTTAGATAATACCGATCAAGCTTATCAGGGCATAGGCAACTGGATACGCGCAGGTCAAGGGTTAGCAACAGATACCATGTCTGGAAATATCGCACTGGCTCAAGCTGGTATTGATCGCGCTGGCGCACAAGCTGAAAAAGACTTTTCAAAATCAAGTTCATTAAGAAGCATAGCTGGCACAGGTGCAGGTATGGCGGCTGGATATGGTTTGGGAGGAGGTGGTTAAGATGGCATTTAATATGGGTCAATACCTAGCAATGTTATCAGGAGATTCAGCAGATGCTGTTTCCGGTTTTTATGGTTCGTCATCTCCTTACACTGTCGAAAGGGATGCAAACGGTGTTCCTCAGTATGGAGACGGTGGAGGTTACAACGCTTATAGCGGAATAAATCCTTACCGTTACTCTTATATGGACAGAGAGGACAATCCGGCAGACAAGCTTTATGCAGATTTAATCCGCGCTCAGACGCGAGACTACAATACAAGGTTTGCCCCCTTAGAAAATTTCTTAGCAAGTGAAATCACTGCTACTGGAACTAAATCATTAGCCGGAGACCTAGAGCGAACTCAAAACGCTGTTACGAATGCAGGAATAAATGTTCGGGGTCAACAGGATAGATCAGCGGGTCGTTACGGTCTTACAGCACAGCCTCAAACTGGCGCTGGAGCTTATGAGATGTCAACACTTGTTGGTGGTCTTAACGATACAAAACTAAGAGATATAGACCGAAGACAGGCTCTCTTGACAGGAAGCATGTCCGGCATATCACAAAAGGCGAGAGGTGTAGGAGGATGACAATCCTAGCGGCAGGTTATGGGTTACGAAACCTAGCAAACCAAGGCATGAGAAGTGTTGCTGAGTTAGAGGCACAAGAGAACGCTATAGCGGATCAGTTGGATGCGGCAGAGCAAGCTCAAAAAACTCAAATGTATTCTACCGGCGCAGGTATTGGCGGGTCATTCGGTGTAAATAGTGCTTTAGAGGCTGGTAAAACAGCTAAAGACGCAATCGGCACAGCAAATAAAGCGATAAAAGGGCTGGGTACAATTGGTAAACAAGGCGGTCAACTGACATTTACCCCTACTGGTGGAGAATTGCTCACAGGAACCGAAGCAGTCCAAGCAGTGGATAGTGCGGCTGGCATTGCCGATGCGACAGCCGCTAAAAAAGCGGCTGATTTGGCTCAAGCGGCAGAAGCCGCTGGGGCGCTAACCGAAACTGTTGAAGTTGTTGAAACTGTTGAGGCGGTTGGCACTGCAACGGAGGCGGTAGGCGCGGCAACTACAGCGGCTAGCTCGACAGGAACGATGGCAACTCTTGGAGCAATCGCCGCCCCAGTAGCAATTGGTCTTGGCGTAGCATTTTTACTTAACAAATTATTCGATTAGGTTATCACGATGGCACTTAATAAATATGGCGGTTTTGCA